CAGCACCACCAGTAAATCCACTGGTAAGATTTTTGCCACTATCTTGACCAGAGAATGCAGTATCAACTTCGTTGAAGAATGCTTCAGTTCCGGTCTGATTGTTGTAGCGGGAACGCATTGCGAAGATGAGTCCAGTAGGACCATTCATTGGTTGAACACCTGCCAGGTCATAAGCAACCAGGTTAGGCATTGCACGTCTGATCAGTGAGATCAGAACGGGATCGAAACCAGCAACAGGAGTTGATGCATTTGCAGAGAAGCCTGCATTGGCACCAGTATTTGTGTTGACGGTTGGAGCTTCGGAGAGGAATGCTCTCTCTTCACGAAGTTCTCTTTCTTGGTTTTCAAGCAGGACAGCGGTTACCGATCTGCGATGCGAATCTCTGATTGGATCAAGACCCTCATAGTCCAGGATAGGTGCCCACTTCTCCTGCAAATATTCTGCATTGAACATTTGCATTTGTTTTTACCTCTTTGGAAAAAATTGTTGTTTGATTATGATTTAAAAATCACTTTTTAGAAGCTCTTGAAAGAGTCTCTAAATAAGCAGCCATCATTGGAGAAACAGACTCATTAAGAGCCTCTTGCTCGGTTTGATTTACTTCTTCTGAGAGATTTTCAGTTGCGCTTCTTTGAGTACCAGTATTTGATGGGAAATATGATTCCCTCAGTGTTACCAGCTTCTCACGATAGTCTGCTTCACTTTCAAACTCAACATTTTCGGCAAGAGAAGCGAGTTTGTCCTTCTGAGAAAGTGCAAGACCCTCAGCGACTTCTGCAAAGATTACATCAGCAACTGACTCGGCTAATCTTTTATTAAGAGCAACATTTCTTTGAATTTGCTCGTTGAGTTTTGACTCCATTTCATCTAGTTTATCTACCATGCTCTCGATTACATCATATCTATCTTCAGGAACAGTTACATAATGATCTTCAAAAAGTTGCTTCATGCCTGAGAGGAAACTCTCAGTCATTTCAGTTTTAAGTCCGTGCTCAACTGCGAGTGCATTCTCTTGGAACCACTCATCAGCAACATACTCTAGATATGCATCAAGTCTTTCTGTGAGTTCAGACTTGATAGTAGTAATCTCTTCTACAAGAGCGGATTCATAAGCCTCTTGAAGAGAACCTCTGATTTCGGCAACTTTTGATCTGATTGCCGCTTCAAAGATTGTACGTGCTTTTTCTTGGAATTCTTCGGAAAGTTCTTCGCCAGCAAGAAGAGCATTAACATCTTCTTCGATGTCAAAATCTTCTTCTACCACTTCTTCTTCCTCAGTTTCCTCTTCTTCGTCATCACCCTCTTCACCAGCTTCGAGATCTTCTTCCTCGTCTGTTTCTTCTTCAATGACGTCTTCTTCCTCCTCAGATTCTTCCTTCATTGCATCTGCTGCCGCTGCTTTCGCATTAACAACATTTTTGACCTGAGCCAAAGATGCGCCAGGAGTGTTGAGTTTTGCTGAATCGTCATCGGGACGATAATTTTCGGGAGTAGGACCGCCGAGGTCTTCAACTGGAATACCAGCCGAAGTCATTGGCTCAGCAGGTGCAGCCCCTTTGGTTACTACGTTTTCCATTTCTTGTAAATTGCTACCAACGGACATTTGTTTTAGATTTTGTATATTTAATCTATATTTATTTATAAATTAAAGATTTGAAAGAAATTCATTGAATAAATTCAACTTATGCTCTTCAAGTCTTTTTTGATCGACAAGAGTGTTAATTCTTCTTTGAGTTTGAGAAGCAAGTTGTTCACGAAGAATACCACCTTCCCACACCCACTCTTTACCTTCCATAATTCCCTGAACAAATGCGTCAGGTGCAGATGGATCAGCAACAATATCAGCAGCAGTAGCAAGCATAAAATCTTCGCCTACAATTTTATGACCTTCATTAGTCACTCTAAGTGATCCAACACCACGTGAAGAAACACCTAAGCAAACACCCTCTTTAATTAGTGAGTGTGCAATTTTACCCATTGGTGTTTCAAGAAGTTGAGCTTTACCAATAAAATTATTTCCATCTCTAGCAAGTTCACAAATTTTATGTGAAACTCTATCAAGATTTACGGTTGGACCATCTGGATGACCTAGTTCACCAAGAGCACGACCTTTACCGATGAAGTTTTCGTTGTAACGATTTACTTCTCTTTCCATAATAGACATGGGATACATTCTCCCATTTCTATTTACTTGCTCCGCCTGCAAGAAAATTCCTTTAATGTAACATCTTTGTCCAACACCTTTACCTTCAGTGATGAACTCTACCTTTGATACTTCTTCTGTGATAAGTTTCATTGTTTTAGTTTGCAAATCCTACTTTTGTTCCCCTAACAAGAGCACTATTGGCAAATACACAATGACTTGCCGTTTTTACCAAAAACTCAACTGAATTTGGAGGCATTGTTATTGACCCGACACCGGTGCCACTTTGAGTTTGCACAACGGTAACGATCCGTGCAGATGAATCTGTATTTACAAGACGAACAACAGTTGCCTCACTAAAACTAGTTGCTGCACCTGTGGTTATCGGTAAGTTTAGTTCATCAGCTAAAATCTTTGTAATCATTCCTCTTGTTCCTCTTCCTCTTGATCTTGTTCTAGTTCATCCTCAGAAAAAAGAGTTGCTGCAACAATTGGTCTTGCAACATCAATTCTTTCTGCTGCTTTTGCATAAAGAAGGCTCTTGATGGTATCAGTGATTTCATGTGGAGACGCATCAGTTGCAATCAAATCGATAATATTATCCATAAAAATTGTGAGTTATATTTTTTATTTATATCTCTGCCTTCTTAACGTCTTTTTGCATATTTGCATCAGTGACAGCGCCTTGTGTTTCTAAATCTGGTTCTGCTGGAACTTCACCTATACTCATTGCATCTTGCCCCATTCCTTCCATACCAGCACCTTCACCTTGCTGTGGTAATGGTTCACCAGTAATTGGATCTACCTGTGAAGGATCTGGAATAATACCAGATTTAATTTCATTTTCAATTTGCTCATCAATTTCAATAATTTCTGTATCAGTTTGTCGAAGAATTCTTTTTCTTACATATTCTGTTGAATAATACTTACCAATATAAGGTTCAACAGTTGCAAGAATACCAAGTCTATTTTGTAAAAGTTCTGCTTCCTTAAGTTCAGCAAATTGATTATCATATAAGAAATCATACTGAATGTGATCACTCATTATTTCCCAATCTTCTGGAGTCACAATATTCTTGAGAATCAATTGCGTTCTCAACATATCGTTAAACATCTGAGAAAATCTTTTCCTCAGACGACCAACAAACTTAGCAAATTTAAGTTCATCTCTTAAAATTTCTGATGATCGTCCTAGATTGAATCCACCATCAGAGGCAATTCTTGACTCTGGAACTCCAAGTGCTCTATATAATTTTTTCTGAAAATATTCAACATCAGTTAGTTCTCCAAGATTCTGACCACCTGGTAGTGTGGTGATTTCTGTTCCTCTCCCACCTTCTCTTCTTGGAAGCCAAAAATCTTCCATCATACTCATGAACTTACGATCATCACGAACTTCACCGGTGCTTGCGTCATAAGTAAGTTTATTTCTATAGCGAGACATAACCTCTTTTAGATATTGCTCTGCTTTTACTTTTGGCAGATTTCCTACATCAATATAGAAAATCCTACGCTCAGGTGCTCTTGATAAACGATAGATTACTAAAGAATCTTCAATCATTCTTAATTGATTAAGTGCTTTGATTGCTTTATGCATATAAGAAAGCACCGTGCCCTTGTTTCTATCAACAAGTCCAGAACTACAATATGAGATTGTATCCTTTGCAAACTTGACAGAATCTCTCGATCCGCCACCAGAAATCATCCCACTTGGATAATTTGGTTTTGGTGTATAGACAAAGTATTCTTCTATTTCTGGTTCAACCACTGGAGTATTCTGACCATTTCTTACCAGATTTAAATTTGCAATATTTCTTCTATCCGTCTTTTTTTCTTGACGAACATATTTCATCTTCATTGGATCAATATATCTTAAATCCTGAATGCCTGCCTGAGGATTTTTTAGGTCAATAACTTTTAAATAATACAGTCTTCCATCAACATACCAATTTCTAAAAATTTCATGTGCTTTTCTATCAAAATCTAAAACTTCTTTTAAGTATTTAAATTCTTCTCTAATTGTTTTCTTTAACTTTTCACTTGCATTCAAGTTTGATAATTCAATTTCCACTGGCGAATCATAAAGATCACTAACTATTGCTTCATTTACAACATCTTCAATGGCACCATCACACTCTGGATGTAGTGCCATTTCACGATATCTTTTAATTAAGTCGTGTTCTGAACGATATACACCTTCAATATCTAAATATTGACCATAAAAACCACTAGCAATATAATTATCAACCCCGTCCTCATTGGTTTGAGGGACGGGGGATATTACTGAAGGTGGTTTTTTCTGACTATCCTCAATAGAAAACCCAAAAAGTTTTGCCATCGTATAAACTGTTTATCTGTTAATATACACTATTTAGTTGATATCTTCTCCGCCAGCATTTGAACCACTACCTTTAACTGCCTCCCACCACTGAACTTGAAGTTCAACAGTAAATTCTTGAATACCTTGTGCATCATATGAAAGTTCAATAGGAGCAACTTGTGTTGGGAAAACATCATAGAAATGATATTTTCTCAGAGTGTCACCACTACGATCCAACTGATAAACATAAGCATCTGCTTGATACGATGCAGGATCAGTTGTACCAGTGTTATCTGAAACTCTGTTAATTGTATTCATCCACTTTTCAAAAGCAGAACGAATAGCAAAATCAGTGTCGTTGATAACTGTAATTGTCCAGGTATCAAATGTTCTATCTCCAGCAATTTTAAGAACTCTTCCTCTAAATGGAACTTCAATTGAAGCAACATTAGAAGCAGGTAAGTTTGCTGCTTTAACAAGGAATCTAGCTTTATTGAGAATATCATTCAATCCGTCTACGCTTACTGCGTTTGGAAAAGAAAGTTCACACTCAAATAGGTTAGAGCGAGCGCCACCACCAGTTAGCTTACTTTTGAAGTCAGTAATCTTTCTTAGTGGGGGTGGATTTAATTGATTTCTAGTTGGCATTGTTTTTTACCTCTAAGTTTGATTAAACGTTACCGATTACTTCTTCAAAGGAGACACCAGTTCTGGTGGCAACAAAGGTAAGACCAATGAAGTTGATTGATCTATTTGGTTTAATGAAGATGTCTGCTACAAATTCATTATTATCAATGACAGCAGCAGTATTATTTGTTTCATCACAGATAACAACATAATCAAAAATACCTCTCTTGGATTGAACATCACGGAGGAATGGTTCAACAATATTTACAAAGTTTGTTCTTGTAATTTCATCATTGAACTCAAAGAGTTGATCTTTAGCAGCTGCTGCAATAGCATTTTCAAGGTAGATAAAGAGTCTACGGACGTTGATTCTATCAAATGCCGATGACTTACCAAATCCAGTTTTGTCTCCAAAGAGAATGATACCATCACCAGGAGAGAAGATAACTGAATTAATTCTATTGGAGTAAAGTTTATCTCTTTGTACTTTACTTGGGTTGTATGCTAGTTTAACAGCATTTAGAATTGCACCTCTGGAAGTTCCCGCTGGTGAGAACCATGGGAAGTTGTTAAGATCATTTCTTGCACAAGTTCCAGCAATATCACCATTAAGTGGAACATATCTGAAGGTATCACTGAATCTATCATACATGTACTTATATCCACTATCAAATACAGCGTAAGTTGATGAAGTTACAGGTGCGTAGAAACTAATAAGGTTAGCAGTAATATCTGCATCAGAATTAACAGTCACTGTTCCTGCTGAAGAATCATTTAAGAATGATAAACGATGTGGTGAAATAAATGCAAGAGCATCTTTTCTTAGTTCAGCAACAGAAATTAGTTTATTTGCAAGTGCCTGTGCAGTTTCTTTTGCATAATTTGCAGATCCCATCAATAGAAAATCTACATCAAAGTTTTCAGTATTTTCAAATAAATCGTATCCTGACGATAATTTACCCAAGGTTGAGGTTAGTGATCCAGATACTGTAATATCAGTTCCACCATTATAATTTTTACCTCCTCCAAGAGTTAGAGTACTAGAACCTGCAGCGGCAAATGTTATTCCATCTGATGGTTGATCCCATCCAATATCGCTCTCAAGGGTAAACGCCGAGCTATATCCTGTTGTTGTAATTCCAGAAGGGGCAGAACCACCAAAAACCTGTTGAGAAACATTAGAAAGATATTTTCTCCAGTATGCAGTGCTTCCTACTGAATATTCTGCGTCCGTTGCCTTAGAAAGTGAAAGGTGCTTTTCAAGAATTGTTCCTGCATTTCCACTTACTTCTCCTTTATCATCAATAACAACAACATGAAGTTCATCAAATCTTGAATTTCTTGCTGCTGCGTAACTAGAAGTTCCAGGTCTATTTGAAATTGTGTTCCAAGAAATAGTTGAACTAGTTAATGAAATTGTCTGTTGGTCAAACCAATCAAGTTGTGAAGTATATGAGGTTGATCCTGCGGATGTTGCTTGTCCATTTGTGTGAATAGCAACAGTTCCAGAAGATGAAAAAGCATATATTCCTGATGGTTGATAATCAACTGCAGTTACTGTTCCTGCAGCAGACACATGAGAGAGAACTTTAACGTAAATACTAGATCCACTGATTTGTGTAATGATACCCTTAAGATGGCCGTCAAGTGTTGAAGTTGCCCCGTTTCCAGGCAAGGTTGAAGAAATTGCCTGAGTTACACCATATCCAACATGAATAGTTGTAATTCCTGAAGCGACTGATGTGCTAATACCACTTAAAATTTGGTCTGCCTTTGAATCAATGATGGCAACTTTAATTCCATTTGCCCAAGAACCAGGATTCTTCGCAGCAAAGGTAACACCACTGATTGTGTTCTCGTCGTATCCAAGTTGATTATAGTGATCTAAACTTTTAATTTTAATACTAGTGGCAGATCCAACAAATGCATTTGTTAAATCAACGTCGTCTGCTCTTACAACTCTTAGGTTACCACCATATGCCAAATATGAAGAGGAAACCATCCAATGCTCATAATGCTTGTCCGTATTATAAGGTTCACCAAAGGATCTAAGTAAATCTGCTTCATTTTCTACTAGAGTCGGTGAATCTACAGGACCCTTAGCAAAAGGTGCGACAATAGCACCAACACCACCATTAGTGGCATCAACTCTACCTATAGTTAAATCAACTTCTCTAATTACAATTCCAGGAGATGCTAAATTTAACGGCATCTTTTTTCTCCGTGCTATCCAGAATTATTCTAGAAATATTTATTAAAACGACTACTTTCAGTGGGGAAGCCATCCATGAACATTTACCAATCAGGATATTCCCAATTAAATACTCTTCGGATTTTTTTTCTCGTGGAGATAGTTCTCTTTTTAGTGCATTCTTTACATTCGTAAGAGTATGCGGATGGAAAAGCACCTCTTCCTTTTCTAGTTAAATAAAACCCATCTACAAGATCTTTTGTTTCTCCACAGACTCTACACTTTCTCTCTGAAAATAATAAATGTTCTATTTCTATTTGATCATCAAAATCCATTTACTTATATTCCCACATATATGAGCGATCACCGTACTCATCCACGTGCCATCTATCACCATCATTATCTACAAATGAAGGTTCATCTAGACCATCTAAAATAAATCCAAATGGTGCCATGTCCTGTTCAATCTGATTTTTTTGCTCTTCATAAATCCGTTTACGAACATCATTATCTGTCATTTCCTTAAAATAATCTTGAGCGACTAACCAAGAAAAAATAAC